AGCTGATACCCTCACCGCCAGGTTTCCCGGGAGTGAACCGCCTTGTTTATAAAAGCTTTTCAGGATCCCAGCTTCTCGTGTTGGCAACCAGTGCTTAATGCCTGGTGTTGCCATTGCAACAGCTACAATCTTTTTAAAATGGTCCAGGCTTTGTATATCTCCTGAATCATGCCATCTAAAATAAGGAACTTTTTTTCCATAATGTTTTATTAATAGAACCATATCATCAACCCAATTCTCATTGGTGATAGATTCTAATCTGTTAAAGTGAGCTGCCTTAACCCCTTTGAAAGTATACCGGCCCTTTAATGCATAACACATTGAGCAAGTACTATTTTTTATTAATCGCAGCTTTGACCCGGTGTCACATTCAAATGCGCTCAAGCCATAACCATATCCAGGCATTTTTGAAGGCTTACTTAAACCGCCAACGTTTGCCCAGGCTTCTTTTATATTCATAATTCACTCCTTTATTAAGGGGGCGTGAGCTGTGCTGACTGGCCCCCTTGTTGCCTCTAGGGTAAACCCCTGTGACGTTAGGGGCTAGAATTTGGCTTCTCTTAGTCAGTCAGACATCTAACCCCTATCTATTATATAAGATATTATGGGATCATAGTCAACTAAATAATTAAAAAAAATTTCTTGATCCCTGGGCCTTGTTCCCTGGTGAGCTGCCAGCTGATCAGCTCTTGATCCTTGTGCCTTGAGTCTTGATCCCTGGGCCTGGTATTATTAATAAATTAAATTTAATTGGTAGCCCCTATTTCCAGGAGCTACCATCGGAGTGAACTAGGATCTATCCTCGTCAACCTCACCTAAAGCACTGAGTAAGTGTTTAGTAATCCGATCTATTTTTTCGCTATCTTTCCATGCTTTGTATCTTGCATCGGCAAGAACTTGAGCATCAAGAAAGTTATCAATATATAAACTGAACCTCTCTGAAAATTTATGAGGAAGCGAAGCACTATATTTATAAGAATTTTTTGCTCCATTTACTTTTCTTGTGCCTCTTCCTAAGACTCTAAGTTTATATCTTTTACGATTTAAAAATTTTCGAGCGAGGCGGATAAACTCCGCCCCCTCCTCATTGTTAGGTACATCTGAAAAGTAATGAATAGGTATAGGCTTATTCATCATCATACGAACAAGTTGGGATAGTTGGAATTTCTTTACTTGTTGTAAAAATTACTCCACTACCATTCCCCTCATCATCTCTTGAGGCTGTAATCCAATGACCATCATCAAAGACAATTCTTACATTGCTTCCATAATCATCAAAGAATATTTCTTCATTTTGTTTTTGTGTGTGATAATAAACATCAACAATTTTCTTTCCAACAAGAAATTCTTTTGCTTTATTACCCCACCTTTTAGTTAAGCTATCTTTCATAATTCACTCCTTTTTATGAAATTAATAATTGACATTACATAAGATATATCCCATAGTCAAGTAATAATTAACCTATAACAAAGGAGTGTAAAATGGGTAGATATTATAATGGAGATATTGAGGGCAAGTTTTGGTTTGCTGTTCAAGATAGTGATGACGCTGATTTCTTTGGAGTCGAGGGTCATTATGCATACTTACATTATTATTTTGATAAAGATAATATGACAACCATTGATAAGGGTATTAAAACTTGTATTGATACACTTGGTTCTTGGAAAGAAAAACTAGATAAGTTTTTCAAAGAGAACAATGGATATAATGATGAGATGTTAGAAAAACAAATCGGACTTAAACAAGAGAAGGCTAGAGGTGTTCTTAAATGGTATGCAAGATTACATCTCGGACAAGAAATTAAAAAGTGTGTAGAAGAAAAAGAACAATGTTCCTTTGAGGCTGAACTATAAAAAAGAATAAGGGGGCTTGCGCCCCCTTTTTTAATTTGTTTTATTTAATCTTGAGACCTTGAGCATTAAAGCATTTATATGGTCTTGCCAAATTCTCTTGAGCCATGTGTCTTCAGTTATAGACAGTTGACCCTCCAAGATCCTTATTTTATGTAATAGCAGCTCTTCCATCATTCCTCCAAAACTCCTTCAGGTCCACCATTCTCTTCATACCATTCTTGTTCACATTCATCACAACAATACCCATCATATTCAATTCCTGATCCATCTGGATCAAGACCAAAAACTGGGTAGCGATTAACAAAACGACCAGATCCAAAGCTGGTATCATTACGACAATGAACACATAAAGTCCCTAAGTCTTTTTTAATAACCATTATTCCTCCTCTTTTATTACTAAATCAAAACACTTAATCCAACAAATAGATAAACCTATTAGAAATAGATCACTGATAAAAGTGTATTGAAATATATTATAATCAGTTAGCAACCAAGCTAACATTAATGTAGTTAGTATTAACATCATAACTTTTACTTGTTTCATAATTCACTCCTTTAAAAATAATTCTCTTTACCTACTCTTTTGAAAAAATCAAGTCTACTTATATTTAAAAGATCATCCCAAAAAAAGCTGGAGTCCAGCTCTTCACAATCTCTATACCTTCTCATATAGAAAAACTTTAATTTGATCTTTCTTTTATGATGGTCCTTCTCCAGCTCGGAGTAGGTTTCAAAGTCATCAGGATGGAAACCACCACCCCAACGATTAAAACAATGTTTGTTAAATTTCTTAACGTCTTCTAAATTTTCAATTGGTTTTGTTACATTAAAACGCATAAGCTGCTCCCTTGTAAATTCCAGCGGGGTTAATTCCCCGCTGGATAATCGTAGATCCTTACCAATTAGATTAATCTAATAGTATCATGTAAGCACTTGGATTAAATTTCATAAACCAATCAAGCCCAAGTCTTACATTTTCATAGTCTTCAAATTGCTCACATCCTTTTATAGTGTCATAGATTGAAAGTTCTAATGCATTCAATCTTGCTGTTTCTCCACTATATGGATTTTTAACAATCGCACCATTATCATAAATTTGAATAGGCGCCTTAAAAGGCGCCTTATCTTTTACTAGTTTAATTCTCATTAGGTAACTCCATAATATCAGCATTATCAAGAGCAACCTCTTGTTGATATTCATTAATCATCTCTTCAATGATTTCTTCAACTTCATTATGCTCATAACCTTGAGAACGAAGAAGAGCATATTGCTCTTCATACCATTCATTCTCAATTATGCTTTGATTATCCAAAGCCATTGCATTCATTTTACCCATTCAATACCTCCAATTTTTAAACTAGTAATAGTATTAAGGTTAATAGACCTCCAAGCTTTTCTCGGATTGTCTTTATTCTTCTTCAATACATTTACATCTATTACCTCTAATAAATGCTCACGATTGCCTAGCAATTCCCCACCACTAAAAAACTTTTCATTAGTAGGCAATTTACAAAGCATAGTTCTATTAGTGTTATCTGCTTTCACGAATGAAACAGAAAACATTTTTGCTCCTATACTTTGTTTAACTATTTTTTTAATAAACATATTCACTCCTTATGATTAGTTTATATATCTTATATAGTTATATATTATCTTATATCAATAGTTAATTTAATTTTTTTCTGCATATTTGCAGTTTTTTTCCTACTTACTCACATCACTAAAGGAGTCTCTTGCCCCTTGTTTTGCCCTGAAAAAAATCGAAAAGGGGGGACCCCCTAAAAAAGCCCGTAGGTCTATATAGTTCTCTTTATATATAAACTTTTACTCATATAAACTATATGTTATAAAGATCTGATGTCTGACCTTAATACCTTTAAGAGGTTAACTAATTTTGATAATTTAAGTCCGAGTGAATTAGACATGTTACAAAAAAAGTTAATGCTGCGTAAGAAAACATTTGATTTAAAATCATTGGCTAAAAAAAATTTTTTAAAATTTGTAAAACAAGTTTGGCCAGAGTTTGTAGAGGGACCCCATCACATACAAATTGCAGAAAAGTTTCAAGCATTGGCCGAGGGGAAGATAAAACGACTAATTGTTAATATGCCACCCAGACATACCAAATCAGAATTTGCATCTTTTTTATTTCCCGCGTGGATGATGGGCCGTGAACCACGGCTCAAGATTATTCAAACCACACACACAGCAGAACTCTCTTATCGTTTCGGTCGTAAGGTTCGTAACCTTATGGAAGAAAATGCTTTCCAAGATATTTTTGATGATATTAAATTATCCCAAGATTCAAAAGCTGCAGGAAGGTGGGAGACGAATAAGGGGGGAGAGTATTTCGCAGCAGGAGTTGGTGGAGCCATCACAGGTAGGGGTGCAGATTTATTAATTATTGATGATCCCCATTCCGAGCAAGATGCATTAAGTGAAACAGCAATGGAGTCAGCTTATGAGTGGTACACCTCTGGACCAAGACAGCGTCTTCAACCAGGAGGTAAGATTGTTATTGTTATGACAAGGTGGTCAACAAAAGATTTGACTGGAGAATTAATGAAAGCACAGAAAGAACCTAAAGCAGATCAGTGGGACGTGATTGAGTTTCCCGCAATCATGCCATCAGGGGATCCTGTCTGGCCACAATATTGGAAAAAAGAAGAATTAGAATCGGTTCAAGCCTCACTGTCCGTTCCGAAGTGGAATGCTCAGTGGCAACAGAATCCTACTTCAGAAGAAGGTTCCATTATCAAACGAGAGTACTGGAAGGTTTGGGATAAGCCCAAGCTCCCTAAATTGCGTCATGTGATTCAATCGTATGACACGGCCTTCAGTAAAAAAGAAACCGCAGACTTCTCAGCTATTACAACATGGGGGGTATTCCTTCATGAAGAGATTACACCTAATATAATTTTGCTTGATGTGGAGAAAGGACGATGGGACTTCCCACAGTTAAAAACAAAAGCATTAGAGCAATATCAATACTGGGAGCCTGAAACAATTATTGTGGAGGCGAAAGCAAGTGGATTACCCCTGACCCAAGAACTACGGCGCTTTGGTATTCCTGTTATTAACTTCACACCAAGTCGTGGTAATGATAAACATGTAAGAGTAAACTCTGTATCAACACTGTTTGAAGCAGGACAGGTATGGTGCACAGATGATCATTGGGCGCAAGAATTAGTTGAAGAATGTGCAGCTTTCCCTTATGGTGACAATGACGATTTAGTTGATAGTATGACACAAGCGTTAATGCGTTATCGACAAGTAGGGTTGGCCGTGCATCCAGAGGATTATGAGGATCCTCCTAAGCTGCCAGCTTCGAGTTTATTGGAGTATTACTAAATGAGTTTTAAATACAAACCAGGGTTCACGGTCAAAGAACCAAAGAAAAAAAAGAAGAAGAAAGATAAAATGCCTGCTTCTTTTATGAATCCTAAGTCATCCTATTATAAATTCGTGCAACCCACAGGATTTAATGCTATGATAAAGAAAAAGAAGAAGAAACAAGCACAAGCGTAAGGATTATTATGGGCGATACAGAAGAAGGAAATCTAGTAGGAATTAAAGGATACGAAGAGTTTGACTTAAATGATCCTAATTTTATACGTTTTATTAAACGTCGTATGAAAAATAAGAACATGACACAAGTAGAGGCTATAGAAGATTTTACAAATGAAATGAAAGAATTCAAAGCAAACAAAAATAAAAAAGCTCAAGGTGGCTTTGCCAAAGGTTCAGCAGAAGGTTCTACTATCAAGATGAAACCAATGAGAATGAAATCAGGTGGCCTAGCGAAACGTGGCTATGGAAAGGCAAGAAGATAATGGCAGTAGAAAGACCAGCAGGTTACGATCCAGCACCATCAGATCCCATGAGTGATGCTCCAGAAATAGAAGTGGAAGCAGCAATAGGAGAAGAAGTTATAGAGAATCCAGATGGATCAGTAACATTTGGTGAAGAAGCAATGGCCGAGGAGCAAGTTCCTTTCGGCGCTAACCTTGCAGAACTATTAGATGATGATATTCTTAATTCTATTTCAGAAGAATTACGTGGACAAATTGAAGATGATAAAGCATCAAGGGATGAATGGTTTTTTACATACACAAAAGGTTTAGATCTTTTAGGATTTAAACATCAAGAACGATCACAACCGTTCCAAGGAGCAAGCTCCGTGACCCATCCACTTTTATCCGAAAGTGTAACAGCATTTCAATCACAAGCTTATAAAGAATTATTACCAGCAGGAGGACCTGTAAAATGTAACGTGGTGGGTGAAGAAAATGCAGAGACAGAAGCACAGGCCCAACGTGTAAAAGAATACATGAATTATTTAATTTTGGATGAGATGGAAGAATATGATGCGGACATGGATCAGTTATTATTTTTCTTACCACTTGCAGGTTCCGCATTTAAAAAAATTTATTACGATGCAGGATTAGAGAGACCAGTTTCAAAATTTGTTCCAAGTGAAGATTTAATTGTTCCTTACTTATCTACAGATTTAGCGTCTGCGGAACGAGTAACACATATTGTCAAGATGACAAAAAATGAAATTAAAAAAGCACAAGTTGGAGGATTGTACCGAGATGTAGAATTACTTGATCCAACAATAGAAGAAACAAGAGTTCAAGAAAAATATAATCAGTTAGAGGGTGTAAGTCCAGTTAACTACGATGAGATGTATCAATTGTTTGAGTCGCATTGCGATTTAGACATAGAAGGTTTCGAAGATCAAGACGAGCAATCAGGTGAACCTACAGGTATAAAGATTCCGTATGTTGTTACTATTGATGAGGGAAGCGGAAAAATCTTATCCATCTATAGAAACTACAGAGAAGACGATCCTCTTAGGAAAAAAATACCATACTTCATTCAATATAAATTTTTACCAGGCCTTGGTTTTTATGGTTTTGGTCTTATTCATATGTTGGGGGGTTTGTCCAGGACTGCTACGTCAGCACTCCGTCAACTCATTGATGCGGGAACATTATCTAATTTACCAGCAGGATTTAAAGCAAGGGGAATTAGAATTGCCGATGATGATAGTCCATTACAACCAGGAGAGTTCAGAGACATAGATGCACCAAGTGGTGATCTTCGACAAGGTCTCATGCCTCTTCCTTACAAAGGACCAGATCAAACTTTATTTTCATTATTAGGTTTTGTTGTTGATGCAGGAAAAAGATTTGCTGCTGTAGCTGACCAAAAACTAGGAGAAGGTTCACAAGCTAATCCAGTTGGTACCACTATGGCTCTACTAGAGCAAGGTACGAAAGTGATGAGTGCTATTCACAAAAGATTGCACTATGCACAGAAAAAAGAATTTAAAATTTTAGCAAGAATCATTCAAGATTACTTACCACCAGAATATCCATATGCGGTTGTTGGTGGGAATCAAATGATTAAGCAACAAGATTTTGATAATCGTGTAGATATTATTCCGGTAAGTGATCCCAATATATTTTCAATGGCGCAACGTATTACGTTAGCCCAAACACAATTACAATTAGCACAAGCGAACCCCCAAATACACAACCAATATGAGGCCTATAGACGTATGTATCAGGCAATGGGGGTACAAAATATTGACGCTATTCTTCCACCTCCTCCAAAACCTATGCCTATGGATGCAGCAATGGAGAATTCACAGATGTTAATGCAAAAACCGGCAGTTGCATTTCCGCAACAAGACCATACAGCCCACATTGATACACATCGTGCTTTCATGTCGACGTATTTAGTTAAAAATGCACCCCCTATTTTGTCATTAATTCAGTCTCATATCTCTAATCACATAAGTGAATTAGCAAAAGAAGAGGTAATGGTAGAGAATCAAGCCCAAATACAACAAGTAACAGCGCAATATGGTGGTCAATTACCTCCAGAACTTCAACAACAGTTTGAAATAGAGACAGCGAAGCAAGTTTCTGTCCGAGTTAAAGAATTAACAGAAGAAATGGTAGCAGAAGAACAAGAATATCTAGAAGGAATGAACAAAGATCCTCTTGTTGAACTTAAAGAAAAAGAATTAGGCTTACGTTCGGAAGAATTAGAACTACGAGCACAGAAAGATGGAGAAAAACAAGGATTAGATGAAGAAAAATTTATAGTAGGTACTGCTCAAGAACAAGAAAAAATAGATAATGCAGATAAACATGCAACAATTAGGGAAGGAATACAGTTGACAAAGGTAATGGAACCGTCCAAACTGAGAAATAAGTATTGATATGACTGAAATGAGTCCCGCCGAAGAAAAATTACAGAAGTATTTTGATAAACTTTTACTTTTAGTAGAAAATACTTCCAAAAATGAAGAAGATAGTGTACTTTTAGCTGGGGCTATGATGAGTGTTGCACGCATTCTTTATTTTGATAATTTATCAGAGAAAGAATCCGAGCATATCATAGAACATAACACTCGTGATTTTATTCAATTGATAAAACCCACGATACATTAGGAGAAAAAAATGGCATTAGATAATCCAAAACCAAAGTTCATTAATGGATCTAAATATCCAAATGCAAAAATGACTGTGTCTACTGATATGAATCCTTATGCAGGGTCTAATGTCAATAAAACACAAATAGCAGATGTTTATTCTGCAACAATGGAAGGACCAAAAGTAAAAGCTAACTTAGGTTCAGGACCAAAAGGTCAACGCAGTAAAATGCAAATTAAAAAAGTTCCTTTTAAAGGGACATTCTGATATAACTTTTTTTGTAAAAGGAGGTCTTATGAATTTAATTAAAGATCTATGGGCACACTTGAAAGAGTGGTCGGACTGGAAAATGAAGGACTGGATAAAAGCCGGTATAGTAGCTATTATTGTACTGATTGTTCTTAGTCAGTTAACTGGAGGAGCTGCTTAGACTATGGTC